AAAATACTGCACCTTCAACCAAGCAAGCATACAACAATGTATCAGGAGCTTCTGTGCTTAAGAAGGTTGTGCCACCATCACCTTGAGTTGTGATAGATGCAGGTCTAAATAAGTAATGTAATTCGGTTGTATAGTTTTGGTCAGGCACAGGGCTTATTTCAAAAGTGTTATCATCAAAGAATGCGTAATATCTCGGTCTGCCTCTTAAGGTTGTGCTTGGTGCGAACTCTTTTATAAAAGAATTATGTTTAAGCTCTAAATAATGATATTTATTTGAATCAATAACAGCCAAAGAGAAGGGTGCTAAAAAATCAGTTGGTGTGGTTAGAAACCTTTGATCCAAAGTAAATTGACCTTGCACATTTTTTCTTTGATTTGGTAGCTGTACGCTTTTAAATATTCTTTCTTCTGCTTGCGTAATAAAATTATTTAGCTGACTTACAAAAGTTGTTTCGTCAGTTTCTAAATAATCCTGAATGGCTGTTTTAAGAGTTGAAAAAGTAAAGCTCATAATTATACGGTGTTAATTTGTCCACCCATGCCTGAATGGTTAGTACAGTAATAATACAATGTCGGTGCGGATGATGCTACCTCTATTTGTGTGTATGCACCTGAAGACCCTGCTGTGCCATTAGTTGTTACGCCTGTTGTATACTCTGATCCACCACCGTGAGTACCATCGGATGTGGTTGAAAATCTCAAAGGATGACTAGAATTACTTGAAGCAGATTGGTCAAATCTGTATGTTTGACCTTCAGTCAAATTGAGTGTTGCCGCTCTACTGCCATCTATATAGAAATAATTAGCACCCAAATAATTTGCTACCGTAACTGTGTAAGTTGTATACGAAGGTGCAGGTGTTGGTGCAGGTGTTGGTGCAGGAGTAGGCGATGGCGTGGGAGAAGAGCCTGTAGCACCTGTAATCGTTATTGTGCCTAACGCAGAAGTTAGGGTTGACGGTCCGTCAAGTTCTGTACCAATAATTCCTAAATCATAGTTTGTGTACAATCTAAATGTTGTAGGTGAAACGCTTATGTCAGGTCTTGGCTCCCTAACAGCTTGTGGGTCGGTAAGATTTGTTCTTGGTTCTAACTGTGGATGTTTTGGCTCATAACATTCAGGGCATGTTTTTAAGCCATTCCATTCTTTGCGAAGTTGTTTTAGATAATATCTAAAACCACATCTATCACATATACCGTATGGATTTTTGTTAGAAGCAAAAGCCATTATGCATAATTATAACTAGCAACATCAGGAGTTACCCTTACTGACGCTCTGTCTTCATCTTGCGACATGGCTCTTAAAAACTCCTCTTCATAAATTTGTTTTAAAAAAGCAGTCCTGTCGGGAGCTTTTTTAATAGAGAGGTAATAAGACAATCCTGCCGCCAAACAGGGATAAAACCTAAAAGGCAATTGCAAGGTGTCTGTTGGTGTGTCTGCATCATCCATCCTTGTCAACACATTCATATATACAGTGTATGTTGACGATTTGTCAGGCGTAGGATAAACGCTAATTGTTGGGCTTAATTGTTTGTCTACAAAAAACTGTAATGGTTTTCCCTCAGTAGATTTATCAGGCACCGAAGCATATTCGCTTCTTGATAACCTAGTCATTTGTAAATCTACAGGATTACTGTTTATTGTTTCACGCACATAAGCATCCAATACATCAATAGCGGCTGTTGCATCGCTACTATCTACATTATAAGTAGTAGTGCCATCAACCATGGCTACAGTTTTAGTTTGTATTGTCCACTGATTAAGACCACGATTAGCCCATTCAGCTAATAATAAATTAAGACTTCTTCTTGCTGTTTTAAGATCGTATGCTGTTCTTAATTCAAGACCACATCGTTCAAATGCTTCTTCAATATAGTCAGCTACATCTAGCTCAAAGTTTTTTGACCCTGATACTGCCATTTACTTTTTAAGTTTTCCGCCACGACCCATCTTTTTAAGTCCGCCACCACGACCAAGTTTCTTAACTCCTGACTTAGCACCACCCATAGCCATTTTCTTGACTCCTGATTTTGCACCGCCCTTAGCCATTTTCACGACTCCTGACTTAGCTGTTTCAGCACCTTGTCTGCTTCGTCTAGCTGACGCACCGCCACCCATAGCCATTTTCATTATACCGCCCTTCATCATTGGCTTGGCTTTAGGTCCTAAACCTTTATGTTTCTTTTTCATTATACGCTCCTACGCTGTAATATTTGTTCGAACTCCTCTTCGTTCCAACTGTCATAATAACCTATTTTTTCTAATCTTTCAGATGCAATGTTAAGTGTATCTAATCTTTGCATAAAAATCATATTGTAACTTTCTTCAAACAAAGGCTCAAAGGATTCTTGGTCAACAACAGTTTTTTCTTCATGGTCTTGATGAAAACCCATAATCCAAAGATTAAATTCATTGAAGAATGTGTTCATCATTTGTATTTTTGCATCGAACACCTCAACATGCTCGTCAGTGTTGAAGTCACAATAAATACAAACATCTATGTTTTTAGGAAATCTTTTTGCAAATAATACTAAATCTTCCCAAGTAGACTTTTCTGATTTTATTATTTTAACTTTTTCGTCTTGCCAAGTTTTCTTTGCATACGGACATGTTGCATGACCATCATCTTTTGGCTCTTCCAATACTTCAACAGACCAAGCCCTTATCTCAGCCTGTAATTCTATTTCATTCATTTTTTCTTTTTGACGAAGGTTTTTACATTAGTTGGCTTACCACCAACACCTTGTTTTTTTGCTCTCTTTCTTGTTACCGCAGAACGAATCTGTGACTTAGTCATGCTTCTAGCTTTTGATGCAGGCACACATTTAGGGTATTTTCTTTTTGACCCCTTAGCTTTTTTTCTGCCACACTTTTTAAAACCGCCACCTTTTTTGGGCGAGCCTATATCTACCCAATCTTCTTTAAACCATCTGCGTAAGCCACCACCCTTTGCCATAATTAGCCACGCATCTTAGTTCTTTTTTTTCTTTTAGGATCAATAGCTCCACAACCCCTAGCAACAAAAGATACCTTGCCACCGTTACGCATAAAACCAATTTGGTTTCTAACTTTTTTAGGTAGCTCAGGCAAGCCTTTGTTTCCTTTTGGTATGGGCTTAAGTTTTTTATTGTTTGCAGTCATCGCACCACCGTCTGCTTTATATTGACCGCCCATCTTCTTATATTCTTTTACCATATAAGCATTTGCATACGCACTTGGGTATACATCAAATTTAGCCTTAGCCTTTGCTTTAGCTTTTTTATACAGACTTGGATTCTTTACATTGTCAGGTATTGCCATATCATCACCTTTTATTTTGGGTCTTACGACCATGTTTAATTCTTATAGTATCTTTGCCTTTTTTAAAAATATTGGCAACAAGATTCTTACCCATAACTTTAGCCCTCTGCTCACCCACTGTCAAAATTTGTATTTTTCTTGCAAATGGCTTGTTGATATTTTTTACTTTGTTAACTGTTTTTCTAGCATCTTCAGGTGTTGCAAACTTAATACCAACAGTATCTTTTGGGTTTTCGTCAGTATATAACCTGCGACCTGAACCTTTTGGTTTCTTGCCTGTTCCTACCTTTGGATCAGCTTTTTTCTTCTTAGCCAATCAACATCTCCATCTTCGTCTTGCTTGACGGATTCTTGAATTAGGGTCATTCCTTGTTTTTTTAGAGCTTCTTTTAAGTTGACCAAGTGACCTAGCACAATAAGATTTTCTTCGTGCCGCCCTTTCTTTGGTTCTTGGTTTTTTTTCTGTAACTGCTGTTTTAAGTTTTGAACCGGGGTTTTTTCTTCGGTAGGCTTTGACACCTCTTTCAGTCATACCTGCACCCTTTTTAGTAGGTCGATAATTACCGCCCTTGCCTGTGGTTCTTGCAATAGGTTTAGATTTTCTTTTCTTTTTTATAGCCATTACTCTGAATAAGGTCTATTTTGTATGTAAAGAATATCCAAACCTGCTGAAACTGCAAGATTAGCATTCGAGCTACTTGCTATAGCTCTTACCCCTAAATCTGTTTTTTCTTCAAATTTCATTGGGTAATTAAATACTTGATGAATAATATCCTAAGACAAAGCAAACTTAAC